CCTGTGGTATCAACTCCTCTAAGATATATTTGGTCCGCTCAAGGTTTAACGGGTACATGCTGTAAAGGCTCTCTGCGTGCATCAGCTCCGCGATGCGCAGAAGACGAGGGACATCTGTCGTGACAAGGTTTCTGATCATCAGTTCCCTCCCACAACTACGTCTGGGTTAATACCAAGGATCGTCATCGGCAACGGGTCTCGTTGCTGTATGACTATCTGTCCGTTCTTATTCCAACTCGGTGATAAGGTGATATGCTTATCGCCTGTGATCATTGATAGCTCTTGACCGTACAGAGCAGGAAGTCCGAACTTTGCTTCCCGCATGTGGGTTAAGTCTGGACCATGCCATAAACCCATGGTGTCTTCCAAACGAAGTGTTAGTCTAGTCAGCTTCTTATTTCGGCCCTGTACAGTGTCAAGAGGGTTAGCGTTGTCCAACTTGAGCGTCTTTATCGTCGACGTATAATTGAGGCCAAGGTGAACACGGCTGGCGGCGTTGGGTAGAGTAACGGTGCCGTCAGCAACGGTCAATGCGCCGGTCGCATACCCATTCGCCAGACCGACAACGCTCTCTCCTTCGAGATGCCAAAGGCCGCTGACAGACGTCACTGCTTTACGGACCTGTCCACCGCTGTCGTATACCTTAAACCCAGTACCGTCGACGTTCGCCGCGTTTAGCCGCAGCTCGAAAGTGTTCGTCGTCTTGTTGGCGACGGTATAACCTATACCTTCAATCTCTGTATCCGCAGACCGCCCCTGATCCGCAGTCGTGTCAACTACCTCGATGCCTGTGATGTCGACTGTGTCGTCGTTGCTCAAACCGTGCGCAGCCGCAGTGACGACGATGGGGTTTGCATTGGTGAAGCCGGTTATTGTGATCGGGGTGTTCAACGATAA